AACCCGCTTGCTCTTTTACTTGCATATTAGCCTCCTGTTTGCGTATTCCACGCATATAGTGATAATCCCGCCGGGCTTGCGATTTGCCCGTCGGCTTGGAATTGCGCCTCACTGGTACAAAATAGCACCATAAAGCCCGTATTTTCCTCCACGGTCTGACTTTCTTTGAGCTCCGCCTTTTCCTCCGGCGCAGCGTCATTTTTGCCCTCGGTTTTGGTCGTACTCTCGAGCAGTTCTGCGATTTCCTCCGGCTCGGTGTCAATCGCGCCCTCGGTTATTTCGCTTTCCTCTCTCGTTATAACTGTTTCCACGGGCTCCGTATCGACGGCGCCCTCAAACGTCCCCAGCTCCTCGCTTATCTCGGCGATTTCGCCGGTCAAGCGTTGCGTTTCGGTAAAATGCTGCTCGCTTATCATTTCAAGACTTATTCCCGCCGGGCACATAAGCACGCCGCTGGCGTCCGTAGTGCACCATAAAGGCATAAAGTCCGTGAAATCACCGACGCGCTGCTGCTCCGTCAAGTCTGCCGTTTCGCCGGGCTCGGTGTCGAGTTTGTCGCCGTTTGTTTCGGTTTCCTCTGCGAGCACTCGCTCCTCGGTCGTTACCTTAACGTCGATAACCACGTCGTCCTCACGTATGGAAAGCTGCGAGGTCGCTTTGCTTAACTCGTCAAATATCTGCCCATAACTGCGCAAATATGCTCTATCAACCAGCTTGAGCGTGATTTTAAGATTTTCCACTCCGCCGCCCTTTATAAACGGCGTAAGCGTTCGCTCCGTCAAGACGAAATCCCCGACCGCGCCATACTCCGGCAAATTAAATCGCCAGCGCCGCAGCAGTGCAAAGTCGTTAAAATTGAGCCCCATTTTTTGAGCCTCTAAAACGCTAAACCAGCCGCTTATTTCCGTGCGCGTCGCCCCGTAGTTTTCCAGTAGCGCATTGCCGAGCCGCACCGCGTCGTCAAGGTCGCGGACGGTTTTATCAATTTTTACATTGTCGATTATTCCGCTTGTGCCAGTCCTTGCGGCTATGTCGGCAATAGCTCCGGCATTTTGCACCACCGCACGAATAGGATAAAAGCCCACATACCGCACTTGCAGTACATCACCGACCGCCAGCGGCGGCGGGCTCGTACCAGCGTATAGCGTATTGTACGAGAGCACCGCGCTATCAAACGCAAATAAAAACATATAGCTGTTTTCCGTATCGTTTAAGCCTTTTACGCCGATACGGTCGGGCGATATGTCGGTGCCGTTTATGCTTATAGCTGGCTTTTTCGACAACGAAAAGGACAACGTAAAGTTGTTATCCTCGCCGTTATAGGTGAATTCCTCTTGCTGCTCTGCTGTTTCCGAACGCCCGCCCGAAATCGTTTGCGACGTTCGCAAGTCTGTATCCTTTACTTTTATTTCCAGCGCAGTAATCGGCAAAAAATCCTTGTCAATCGTGTGCGGGAAAGGCTCGAAATCCTCCTCGGCTATAAAGTAAAATTTGCGGTCATTGGTGCAATACCACGCGCCGCTCACATACTCCGCCAGCTCGTCGAGGCAATACTGTAAACCGTAATCCGCCGCCGTGTATATGTTTATCTTGATAGGTACGTCGCTGATAGCTCCCAGTGTAAAGCCCTCTTTTGAGATATACTCGTCAAAAAGCCCTTTGACGATTTGCGAAACCGTA